CTCTCACTCCGCCCAAACTTTCACTGCCAGAGAAAAGTTGAATCTTATACATATTCAAAATCAACTTCTGAGCCAGAGAGAAAGCATTGGGATCAGCTTGCAGTTCGCCAGTAAACTCACCAACCTGCTCATCACCAACGGTGCTAAACTCAACCCTTCGTTGTTGTTTCACGGTTTTGGGATCAGCACTATGGGCAACTTCAACTTTAGCACGAGATTTCATAGTCTTGGGATCACCACTAGCACAAACCTCGACTTTAGCTCTAGGCCTAGCGGTCTTAGGATCAGCACTAGCAGCCATCTCCACAACAGTGAATTTCTTCACAGTTTTAGGATCTCCACTGGCTGCCAGCTCCATCTCACTAGCACTATTGGGCCAAAGGAAATACAAAGCCAGAGGCAAAATAGCCATAGTAGCAGCAATGATGGGATATTGCTTCAAAGTATCAATGGCACTTTGAAGATATTCACCCAACTTGCACTGCACTTTCGGCAATTCTGACCAGAACTTGGTGATAAAAGCAGGGACGTTACGAGTTTCCTTCTTAGCACACCTGCCAGCTTGAACAAAGTCAATTCCTGCATATTCAGGTTCATCAACCAAATCATTCAAGCGAGTAGGTTCTAAAACCAAGTCAAATTCACCAGCTTGATAATTGGCGTAAAATGCATCGAAGCTATAAATCTCAAAGAGATATCTAACTTCCATTGATTTCACACACGCCTTCAATTTCGAGTCATAGTAGATACACATGACTTGATCTCTGGTGAATTTAACATCGGCCTGAGCAAGGAAATCACGAGAAGCAATTTCATTCAGTTCCTTAATGACAGCCGTCGTGCGCTTGTACTTTCTCTCATAGATAGCAGCACAATGCTCAACAAGTTCATTATAACTGAAAGGCTTTGCACCAAAATTGGCCAGGTGTCCTGTCATCGTGTCAATAAAGCGGAACTCATAAATATCAGTGGAAATTGCCTTACCAAAGCGTTTAAAGACCTTAGCAGAATCCACCATATTTTCCTTTCCAGTGCCTTTCTGACAGAATTCTTTCTTAACACTCACATCAACATGGACATCAATACGACGTCTCACAGCTTCAGGATGTGTCAAACTCTCAGGATTAAACCACTTTGTGTTCGATGATATCAACACAATCTTAGAGGTGAAGAAAGAGTTAGCCTTCTCGTGAAGATTAGCCATGTGAACAGGATAAGGAGCCAAATTGCCAAATCGAATAGTTTCAAAGTATTCCAAATTAGGTTGTCCAGTCGAATCTTTCATTTGTCCAAAATCGTCATACAAGACAACACGTTGGCCTTTATAGCCATCCCAGAACACTTGTTCAACGTTTCTGGCATAGATCTCTTCAGCCCATTTCCCGTCATTAATACCATCCAACTTCAACAATTCGATGGCAAGTGGATACATCATTCCTGATTTTC